TTGTAGTCGATATACTTATCTAGTGCAAGTTCACGAGGAAGGTTGACTGGATATGAGATGACATTCTCCTTGATAGGATTGGGTGTCTTGAGATAACAGAACTTAATCTTCTCACCATTCTTGATTTCCTCATACCGCATACCTTTGGTGTGGTGGTTGAACAACAATGCACCCCGCACATGAATAGGTGTTCCCTTCTTGTAGATTGCATCACGGTCTTTCCACTTATCAACCGCACTGACACCACGAGGGAACGACACATCTTCGGCGGGCAACTGATTGAAGTTAGAACGGAAGTCACGAATGAACTGTTGGGTGTCACTCTCAGTCCCCTCAATAATCACACGGAAGATTTCCTTGAACTTATCGCGCACGACTTGAGGAGTCGATGACTTGACAGCTTCGATACCCATCATCTTCAGTTTGGGTTCTGCATACTGCACACCCTCAGAGTTGTGAACATTGAGAATATACCGTTTCTTTGCGACCCAGATACCACGGTCTGCGATTACCTCGCGACCCATCTCCATACGATTGATATATGCATTGGTATAGTCTGCAAGTTCATCATAGGACTTCTCCAGAACTTTCTCAAAGTGTTCAGAACAAATCTTGTCAAGGAACTTCACAGGGTCTTTGGGGTCAAACTTCTTGACCAGTTTAGACATGTTGATGTAAAGCGAGTCAGTGTCAATCGCAATAACGTAGTCTTCATCGGAGGAGAGGAGATTGTTCATTTCCGAATTGACTGCGCGTTCTGCCCATTTGATTGACAACTGACCCGCCAGTGTGATGGACTCCGTGACCCTTTGGTCAAAGTAACGAAACCATCGATTACCCAACGCACCATACAGACTGTTCATGAGGATTTTAATCGCCATCTGTTGGTTATCGAGTTGGGAGATTTTATTAGAGAGTGTCTTGGTAGGTGTTGTCTCATACTCTTGTTGCGCCTCAAGCATTTCTTTCTTGATGACTCTGCGTTCAGAATAATACTGACGAATGATACTAGGAACAACACCTTCTTTGTCATGACTGAAACGAACACCAGACGGGGCCAATGCATAGTTATTGTCACGAGGAGTTTGTTTACGCAACATACGTTCCACCGATGTGTCTGCAATACCATCAACCACAGTTTCGGGTGACATGTTGTATTGCACAATGATGTTAGGATACAGAGAGTTCAAGTCGAAGGATGTGACCCACTCGTGCGACCCAACTTGGGGGTCTTTCACATATCCACCTTCATAGTCACCCTTAGACTTCTCAACCTTCGGGGGAACTGCGACCTTCTGTTGATTCAACAGTCGATAGATGATTGTATCCCAGATGGTTGTAGTCCCAAGCACATCTTCATAGTTCACACCACCACGATAGGCCATCGTGAATGCGAGAGTGATGATACCCAACTTCTCTTCAAGTTTGTCTACCAGTTCAACGTCCTTGATGTTGTAGTCAATAAACTTCTGGTGGTCTTCCTTGTAGAGAGTGTGTAGATTACCATACTCTTCGTATGACAATTTACTTTCTCCCAAAACAACATTCGCGATGTGGTCGAGTCGATAGGACTCTTGTTGACCAAGTGTGTTGTAGGTGAACTTGCGGAACAGGTCATAGTAGTCAAGTTGTGCGATACCCATGATATCATAGGTGTCTACCTCACTCATACCGAACTTGTTTGCACGAGCTTTGCGAGGTGATACCACACCCCACGGAGAGAACTTTTTGACCGACTCTTCACCAATAACCTTGCGTGTGCGGTTGACCAGATACGGAATATCAAACTGTTTACTGTTCCAACCAGTCACAACATCAGGTGACCCGTGATTAGACCAATAGTTCAGAAATGTGAGGAACAAGTCAAGTTCAGACTCACACTTGTTGTAGATAGTATCTTCACGAGGCTCATAGTCACCCAAACCCCACACACGATAGAAGTCTTCCTTGGATGACTTGGTGCAGATAGAGATGACAGGATAGTCTGCCTTGTCAGGTTCGGGGAATCCCTCATCTGACGCAACCTCGATATCGATTGTAGTAATCACAATCTGGTTCTGGTCAAACTTGATGTCAGACGGAAACGTCTCAGCAATAAACTGCGAGACAAAGTTGTTCATCCCATACACATTGACTGTGGGGACATGTTCATATTGTTTGATAAAGTCGGTAGCATCTCGCATAGAGTCAAACATCATCGGTGCGACAGACCGACCTTCGAGAGTTCTCCACTCACTCTCACCATTTACAAACAGTGTCGGTTTGAACGGGATGCGTTTCTTGATGCGTTCTGCACCATCATAACCACGATACAGGATTGTGTTACCGTATCGTTCTACGGACGTATAGAATTTCATATTTTCACCTCATGATACATTTACATTATACATGAGTGTGCGGGATTTGTCAATCAATAATTTTGAAATAAGGACTTCTTTTCCAAGGGTCGTATGAAATATTATGGTCTTGGGTGATGCCTGTTGATTTCTTCACAACCTGTGTAGATGCAAGAGTGAAGTTACTTCTGTGTTTCCAAACTTGACCAATCCAGTGGTCAGTGCGACCATTATTGAAAATGTCTCTAAGTTCTATAGAATCAAAACCATAGTCAACTTTATCTTCGTGAGTGTGAGTCATAAACCGATAAGTCTTCTTAGATGGAAACATATCCATATATGTTTTTACTAACCGTTCAACACATCCATATGGGCCACCATTCAGTGGAAATGCGTTTCTGGTCATCAGGTTATACATGACTGTTGCCGCTTCTTTTGAAAACGAGTAACAGGACATGAATAGACCAAGATTTGCCCAATCTAGACTGTGTTTCAGTGTAAACTCTAGTTGTCGTTTGAACATGTCTTCATCAATTAGATATGCGTCATGTTCCATCACAAAGAAACGTTCATCGGACTCCGCACGTTTTCGCATCATCTCCCAGTGAGAAATATCACCAGCTCTCTCTGATGGAGTTGATTCTTTTCCCTTTTGCATAGTTTGTAAAAGTGATTGCCAGTTGAACTTAGATTCCAGTTCACCTATTGTATCAGGTGTATAACACTGAACAAGTTCGATGTCAAAGATGTTTGTATTTTCCCAAGACTCCAGTGCAATCTCTGTATATTCCATAGACACAGGATTGTTGAAGTCGCATAACATATACGCTTTCATACAAATATATAGGGGGCAGTTTCCCGCCCCCTACTCGATTATTTTATCATTATACACCAAGAAGTGGTGTAAGGACTGTTGCTATCATAGCAACGGTTGCAGCACCGATTGCTGCGATTGCTTGAATATCGGTCATTTGTTTTCCTCGTTTAATCGATATTGATTTGACGAGGCTGCTTCTCTTCTGGGATTTCCAACTTCAATGATACTGCAAGTAGGCCATCTTGAAAAGAGGCTCCAGTTACTTGGACATACTCTGACAGGCGGAATCTACGCTCAAAGTTACGAGTGGAAATACCACGGTGAATAACTTCTCGACCTTTAGATGCATAAGTGCCTGTAATCTTCAGTGACCGTTCTTTCTGTGTAATCTTGATATCATCTTTTGAAAAACCTGCAACAGCAAGTTCAATCAGATATTCATTATCACTTTCCTTGATGATATTGTGTGGAGGATAGTGGTCGTTTGCGTGTGACGCAGCGAACTGCATATCATCCAGTAGTCTATCAAATCCAATGAAAGCGGACTTCGGGAACAGTTGTTTTTCTAAATTAGTCATGTCTCTTTATCTCCTATTATCTAGCAAGACAGTTTGAGAACCCGTTATCGGCATCCTCAATACTATATATAATGTATAGATTTTAGATTTCAACCCCTAAGAAGAAAAAAAAATGGCAAAAAGTAAAGTCGGGGCGTCTACTGTCGAACCAACAGTCAAGGGAACGAGTATTGGTCGTAAACCAATCTTCGGTTCAATGAACAAAGACAAGAGACGTTGTTACAAAAAGAGTCGTGGTCAGGGAAGACCTTAAAGCCATAGTGCTGGGTCTGCGTCCATATCACTCTCAAAACCAAAAGAGAAATTTACACGAGACTTTTCGGGTGTAAGTTGGTGCCACGTTCCTCGTGGTAACCAAACGATGTCGCCTGGTTTCATAACACGAATGTCATCCTCATCGGATTCCTCTTCACCATAACCAATGCGAATCGGAACTGCACCGATTACCTGTAGTAGGAATACATCCATACTATCTTTGTGTCTTGGGTATGAACCAGAGTATTGACCAAATCCACAGAACGCAATGTTCGTAATCTGGGGCGGGCCCTTTTCATATTTCTCTTTACGAGGCGCACGTTTCGCAAAGAACTCATCCATATCAGATACAATATCTTTTGCAATACGAGGTGCAGATGGTCGCCGATGAAACTCATTCAAACCCAACCTCTGTTTATCACGATTCCAATCGTAGAGATTTCTAGGATGCGTATCAATCAACTGCATCATACGACCCCAGTCAATATCACTCACATCAAGTTTATCCCACCAGTGACGTTTGGCACGGATATCTTCAATGTGTGACTGGAAGTCTATTTGTTTCCAATGTTGTATTTCGGACATAGTTCCCACTGGTCTTT